AGCGATCCAGAACTGAGCCTGCTCCATCACCATTGAGGGTAGATTGGGCGGCACCAGCCACGCTGGCTTGTTGGCCTGTGTTGCTGCCGTTTGCTTCAGTGTCAGGCGCTGTCCGGGTTTATTGACCATCGGGGTCCGGTTGATCCCCGATCCCTCCACGTCCATGAAGACCGGGTTGGAGATCAGGTTGATATTGGCCTGGACCGAGGACAGGATCCCGTTCAGGGCAAGCTGGCACGGAGCGAGGTGGGAGACGATGGGTGTCGACCAGAACTCGCCCATCTCGTCATCGACGTAGCGGACGTAGGGGTGGATGTCCTGGTCCCACAAGTCTTTGGCCGTTTCATTCATCAGGATCACCGGGCCGGTGAAGAAGATCACCCGCCACTCGTCGGAGATCACATCCTCGGGGGAGTCAACGAAGGGATCAGTCGGGTGCCTCTGCTCTCTCACGTTCTCCCGGATCCAACACTCGATGACGTTGACGCCCTTGGGGTTGTACCGCTGACGGAACGTTCCCTGACCCGGAGAGCCCACCGCAACCGGCCCCTGGCCGAGGTTGGTGGGGATTCCGTCGTTTGTGTACTTGGGCCAGTTCTCCGTCCCCGGTTTGCGGTCGGGCTGGTCCGAGGCGTCGGGAGACTGTGCCGCCGCGTCGAGGATGGCTTCGGAGACGTTGGGGAACCGGCGCTCGATCTCATCCCGGCTCCAGCGATGGGTGACGAAGAAGTGCTCGCAGTCCATGAAGGAGGTGGCATTGGGATCCGGGTAGAAGGTCCAAGGGTCGACTCGCTGCACATCCACGTTGCCGATCCCGGCGTCCAGACCGGAGTCCCACACCGCCTTCATAATCCCGGCTCCGTACAGGCCGGCGTCCCAGATGGACATGACGATCTGCTGGATCCAGTTGCGGACGGTGAAGTTGGCCCGCAGGACGGTCTCTAGGTGCTCGCACAGAATCTCTTCCATCTGAGCGAAGGGACTGAAGGGATCGGTCGCCGGGGACAGGCTGAAGTTGATCTCCTGGTCGGTCATCCATCCGACCCGCGCCCGCATGATGGGGAAGACCTCGGAGTCGCGTGGGTCATCGGCACTCCGTCCCCAGCGGTTCATGGTCAGCATGTAGTTCTTCCGCCACTGGTCCGTCTTCTTCCGCCGCACCTGGACCGCATGCTGGAACATCGAGTAGAGGGCGTCAGTGACCGGGGCTGCCTGCTCGCTGGCCTTGTTCTCGATCTCGAGGAAGGTCACGCGTCAACCGCTTGCTTGGCCAGCCGCTCTGCCTTGACCTTGGCCCTGGCTTCCTTGATCTCCTTGCGGCGCTCCGCACTCCAGGCTGCGCCGTTCACCGCGAACCGCCTGGTGTTGTCAAGCTCGGCCTTCTTCTCGTCCGTGTTGATCCCGACCGCGGCATCGTCGTGGGTCTCGACCACCTTGTAGTTGTGCTCGATGCCCGTCCGAAGGGTCTGCTCCTCGGAGGCGATCTTGGCGAGGTCCTTGGCGTGGGTTCGGGACTTCACCACCTGGCCGAAGGATGGGGCGTAGTAGGGCTCGAAGGATGAGTCCACGATGAAGCTCCACACCCGCTTCGCTTCGCGCCCACAGACTGGTGGGGTCTTTCCAAGATAGAAATACCCGCAGATCGCGTAATCACCCCGGTCCTTGATATCGAACTCGCCGTGCTCCGGGCAACGGTAGGTGTATAGCAACGTGTTGTCCTGTCAGTCGATCTCATGGTATTCGCTTCCGGCATCGTAACCGCTCGCTCCGATCATGGCGGGGGTTTGAGTGCCCGGGGTGGTGTCGATGCCATACATGCTGGACAGGTCAGGGGCGTCCTCGGTGAGGTTGGTCATCAGAGCGATCATCAGCGCCATGACAGTGTCATCAGTTCCGTCAGCACTCGGGGGACCCATCTCCACTCCGTCGATCAGGGTGTACTCCATCATCTCGAGGTAGGTGTCGTTGTCATGGAGGACCAGGGCGCGCTTGGTGAGGTAGTGCTGGAGGCTTCCGATGCCCCAGGGCTTGGTCATGGTGTTGGTCGACCAGCCGTAGACGTTGCCCAACTTGTTCAGCGGGCGGTCGGGTCGCCTCCATCTCCACAGATTGGGGTAGCGCATGTGGATGAGGACGGCAATCACGCCGGCCCCGCCCCCGTTGATCTCCACATTCACGACAGCGGTGTTGTACCAGAAGCCCAGAAGGGCGATGAGTTCGGCCAGATCGTCGGTCGTGGCGTGTCCGCGCCATACCGCCACCTGCTCGAGGGTGGTCCGGTTGAGCACCTGGATGCAGGCGGGGTCGCCTGTGGTGGTCCGGGAGGGGTCCGCGCCCACCACATACTGCATCTTCTTCCTCGGATCGGGCTTCTTGAAGACCTTGAGGCTGCCTGAATAGTCCTTGTGGAAGGTGATCTGGCCGTTGTCGTTGATGAGATGCCCCCTGCTCATCCCCACGGTCCGTCCTCGGAACTCGTTGCCGACCGGGTAGAAGCACTCGGACAGGGCCTCGAGAGGGAAGACGTTGTCTCCGGTGGCCAAGAAGGCTTCCATCCAGGTGCAGGGGAACTCCTCTTTGAACTTGTCCTCGTTGTCGTTCAACTCGCGGATCTTCCGACGCCTCCAAGCCAGCTGACCTTTGGTGAGCCCGAAGTTCCTGACCAGGGTCTTCTCGGTCGGGGTGAGATCGGAGTCCTTCAGGGAAGTCCTCCGTACGGTGTACTCCTTGTGGAGGAACCAGGGGAAGAACAGGGCCACGAAATCCGAGTCGCCTCGGATGGCCTTCATCCACTCGTCGTAGAAGTACCCGCCCACGCCGTGCGCGGTGGACTCCATGACGATGATCGTCCCGTGGCGGTTGGGGATGGAGTTGAGAAGGGAGGATGCCAGGCTCTCGTCGTTCTCCCAGAAGGCCACCTCGGAAAGATGGACGGCCTGGAGAGTCCCGCCTCGACCGACTTCCTTCCCCTTGGCTGACTGGACGGTGAAGTTGGACAGGGTCTCAGCCCATGACAGCCGCCTGGTAGACGCCCGGGTGGTGGTGAACAGGCAGCGGTACGGCCACAGGTCCCACATCAGCTTGGTCATCTCGAACAAGCCCTCGGAGGACTCCCGATCCTTGGACATGACCAGCACGTTCGAACCAGGGAAGAAGAAGCACCAGAGGAACAGGAGGGCCTCGGTGGCTGTGGACAGTCCCAACTGCCGGCCCTTCAGGACGATGATGCGGACAGGCTCGCCGTGGTTGTGCTGGTACTCAACCTGCTTGACGAACTCCCGCTGTGCCCAGCCGAAGACATCGTTCTCGTTGAGCCTATGGAGTTTGGCGTCCTTGTCCTTGATCGTCAGTTGATTCATCCATGGCCACAAATGCAGACGCTTCAATCTCTTCTCCTTCGGCGTCGATGACGCGCTCCTGTTGAGCGACAACCAGCAGAGACTCCCGGGCGCGGGTGACTTCTTCAGGAGTCTGCCTCACCGAAGTGGCCAGAGCCTTGCCGATGATGGCCTGGGTCGCCTTGAGGCGCAGTTCAGGGGAGCCTTTGGAGATGAGGGCGAACTGCTCCTCGATGGCCTTCCAGGTCAGGAAGCTGAGAACCTCGGAGAGCTCTGCGCTGCCGTAGGTCTCCCGGCGCACGGTGATGGAGAGGGTCTTCACCACCTCAGGGTCCAGGTCAAAGAGGTTGGCCAGGGCGGTCGGGGGAATGCCGACGTTCAATCCACGCCTGAGAAGCTCGACCAAGGTGGACGGGGAGATGTTGACTTCACCCATCGACGGGCTCGATCTCGGTCATCTGGAAGAGAGCGGCGAAGGGCATGGTCTCGAGTGCCCGGAACACCTCCTCGCGGTGCTCCCACGGAACCTTGACCTGCAAGATCACCGCATTCCCTTGGGTGGTCTGCTTCTGGATCACCCCGTAGAAGTTGTACTCATTGGGATCCTTGGCCGGCCTGCCGGCATGCAAGGCGAGGGCGTCGGAGATGTTGAGTCTCTCGAGACGTGCGGCGTCCGAGTCGTCTAGATCGGTTCCAAATCTCCCGGCAGCGTCGATGATTGCCACGGCATCTCGTTCTTCAGGACTTCGTCCTCCGCTTCCGAGGCCCAGCGTGCCGTCTCCGGAAGTGCGCTCATATCTATCTCGGGCTCGCTCGAGCTCTGCGATTCGGTTTCGCTCATCGACAAACTCTCGCTCGACCTCGGTGAGTCCCTCCCCAGCACCAAGGTCTCCGCTAGACCAGTCACTTTGCTGCTCACTTCGATCAAGGCTGTCGAGTAGCTCTTCGTCAGGGATTCCATCTGACGGGTCGATTCCGTCGTGATCTGGGATGTCGCTGAGGAAATCGAGGCCGTCGTCTCCTTCGTGGTCGCTACCAGGCATCTGACGAGATAACCACAGAGAGCCAGGCAGCCGAGGATGATGACGGTGGAGAGGTCAGGGCGCTTCTCATTCACCAGTCCCGCCCCTTGAACCAGGAGTGGGCGCTGGTGTCAGGGGGCTTGAAGCCGAAGATGGCCCCGAGGATCGACAGGACGACGGCGATGACCACGGTCAGAAGGATCGGCGCGACCAACCAGACCACGAAGGACTCAATCCAACTCATCGCACTCCCTCCTCGCTGTCCCCCAGTGGTACTCCCCCTGCATGTAGCGCCCGCAGTTGGGGCACCTCTCCAGGGAACGGAAGCGGCCGGCCCTCGAGTTGGGAGCACTTGTGGCAGGTTCGGTCGTTGATGGTCTTGGCGACGAAGGGCTTTCCACAGCGCGTGCAGCGGACAAGGTGACTCACCGTCTCGCGATCTCGTCGGCCATCTTCTGGAGCTCGTTCCTGGTCATAAGCCTGTCCTCGATCACCCAGGTCGGGGGAGCCGTCTGCTCTTCCACCTGGGCAAGGAGCCACTGACCCTCGAGCAACCACTGGCGAAGATGCTGAGCGGTGTCTTCCGGAAGGAGCGCCATAGGTGACACTGTAATACAGCCCCACCTGTCAGTCAAGGAATCAGAGGACCTTAACCAGAACGACGATGATCAGGACCAGCACCAGCAGACCGAGGATTCCCCCACCGATGACCATCAGGCGACCGGCTGACCCTGCCGGCCCCGCCAGGTAGCCCACCGACCAGAACTGTTCACCCAGAAGGTGTCGAGCAGGATGATGATCATGGCGATGATGGCCACCCAACCCAATGCCGTGGGCTTTATGGTGATTTCGGCGGTCTCGCTCAACCCGAACAACAGGAGAAAGACCGACGTAGCTATTGCACTGAGAGGACCCATGGACAACTCCTTCGTAAGGGGCCTTGGTCCGACCCGGATCAACCCTACACCCAGGCAAGAGAAAACCCCCCGGACCGAAGTCGGCGGGGGGTCTATCTCTGCCTGAGGGCGGGTACCAGACCGTTGATTCCCTCATTGCCATGAAAAGGTCCTGCACCGACAATTTAACGCCTACCACTCGGTAAGTCAACACCCCCTTGACAGGAAGGCTCAAGAGGCGCAAGATAGACATGTCCGTACCAGCCCGCCGTGGAGAGAAGGATCCGCCCAGGAAGAGCCCAACCGAGAGCCACCTGATCGAACCGTAAAGGCCAGACCAAGCTGCGAGAGGAACCCCCCGTACGCGCTGGCGGAATGTTGGAGAGATCCCCATCAGGGTCATTTTTTCGGATTTCGCGGGGG